CCTTCTATTAAGTCTCTCGGACTCTCTCATAACAATAAGCTTATCAGCGAGTGAACTTGACACTTCGTTTAGATCTCCATAATATTTGTTTAGATCTTAATAAAGATCACCTATATTGATATAAACAATTACAAGCAATACGTAGCAATTGATTAGATCCAAACAGGAGATTAGCAGATGAGTAAACAAATCGTAAGTGTGTCGGATGTCCTGCCATATGCGGAATTTGCCAAGGTAATCGGCAAAACGCCCGCAGCAGTCAAAGGAATGATTGAGGCGGGAAAATTGCCAGTTGTAGAAATGCGCAATCCCGAAAATCCTACAGCACGCTCTGAAAACTGGATTTACCTTCCCGCCTGGAATGCAGGGATGAAATTGGCGTTTGAAAAACGTCCTAAAGAGATCCGAGATGGTTGGCTGATGTGGTTAGGCTTGGGTGTACCGCGTTAAGGAGGGAGTAAATGGTTATCTCAGTTGCACCACTGCTGAAAAGACAAAGCCCTTCCCGCAGTTTTGGACACGGCTGGATTGAGCTACCAGGTGGCAAACGCTGGAATCCAGCTAAACCGCAAATGTGTTCAACCGTTTCGAGCCGGAAGCCCTTCTACAAACGCTTCTTTGGTTGAGGTGTCTATGCAATCGCAAACATTGAGCTATTCGGAAAGTATCCCGAAGGAAAAAAGAGAGGCCTGTTATCAGCATATTATCGGGATCCGAAAAATGCTGACCAGCCAGAAAAATATTGCGCAAGAAACGTTTGATGAAAGTACGCCGACCATGCGCAAATTGATCTGCTTCCATGCGGGATTGAAAAGTCGTCATATCAATATGCGTTTCTTTGAATTGGCACACAGTGAAAGAATAAAGGTCATTGAAGCACTTAATTCACTCATTGAGTTTGGTAACGCGCTTCCGGCCTTTATTAGTGAAACCGACTCAGTTCTCAACATAGAACATTAATACATCTGAAATTTAATTGGCGTTCAACCCGCCGGGCATTCTTTTGCCCAAAAACAGGATTGGATAATGGAAGAAATGATCAACGAAGCACGTTCTGACGAACGTTTAAATCGTGCAGCCGTATTCGCTGCACGTCTTGAAGCCCTCGCCTGCTTTATCAATAAGCATGATCTGAGCGGGAAAGAAGCCGCCGAAGCACTGCGTGTCGAGGCATCCCGTATTCAAAATGAAGCAGGAGACCTTCACTGATGGCTGATCTTATCGACACGGCGCAGGAGCGTGCTGAACAGATTTTAGAGTCACAGATCAAAGCGGCACGCCAACCTGTTGGCGGCGTATCAACATTATTTTGCATTGACTGTAATCACCCTATTCCTGAAGTACGGCGCGCAGCCCTTCCAGGCGTGGAACTTTGCCTAACGTGTAAATCTATCGCTGAACTAAAAGCAAGAAATTACAGAGGTCAGTGATGACCTCATTTATATGCGTGTTTTTCGTACTTGGCGCAATCAATGTCGCCTTCATTTATAACGATATTAAAGGAATATGAATATATGAAATCTAATAATCACAATATGAAAATATCATTTAAGGGAGAACATATCGGGGATGAACTCCGTTTAAACACGCAGGTGCTTTCGTTGAGTCTACCAAATCTACATTTGCTGGACGGATTTCGCCCGAAATCAATGAAGCGACAAACTCATTCCATTTCTGAGGCACCGCAAAAATTGAAGTCTTATGCAGCACATGAGGATTGTCATAACAAAACATCGCAATCGTTTGACGAGAACACTGAACCGAAATATGAATATCTGTCTCTTGCTCTTCCCAGCTCGCCCATTCATCAAATTCAAATCTTTGGTTCATCAGACGTTGTTGACGCACGCTTTCTAATGCGTTCTGAATTAGTACTTTCCATTCTCCGTAATCTTTCCACTCCGACGGCAGGTGCGGGATCAGAAACTTTGCAAGAACGTCTCGATGCTCTTTTAGTCGAGGCCAGCGCTCTGTTATCTGATTTTCTGTACAAGCCAAAATCACGTCGCAAGCAATAAGTAACTCTTGAGCTGATGCGAGACAAAATCTGTTGGCAGTAATGTCATATCCACTCTGGGCTGTGACATTTTCGATATAGCGTTTTTTGTTAACTGCCGCTATTTCCTTTTGAGACATCAATACCTCCCTAATCCTTGCAGCGAGAGCATTAATATACCATGCGCTTTTCACCTGATCATTGCGAAACCAGACCAAGCTTTGAATGGGCTTACCCATGGAATGCTCCGCGCCCTCCAGTTGAACCACACTTGAGACCGAAACCGCTTACCCGTGATGAATACGATCAGGGGCAAGCTGTTTTAATCAAAGTGAAAAACCTCTCGACAGATCTGCGCGAGATTTTCACTGGCCGCCATAAGTATCTGCTCAAAACTCAGGGTATTCACGCAGCCAATAAATACCTGGTTTATACCCTTGGGCGCAGCATCCTGCCGCGTGTCGATGCCGTTAATAAAGCCCATGCAATGAATTTCAATGCCTCAGTGAAATTCATGTCTGAGGCCGATACTTACCACCAATTGCCAAACATGGGCGACAAGCCACTGCGTCGTTTCACACAGAGTATTGCCGCACAGTTGAAGACGATTTATGAAGACCGCTGCGATCAGCTATTGGCTGAAAATGGTGGAGATTACGCGGTGCTTCTTCAGTCTGATACGCAATGCGCTCTGTATCGTGATATTGCAGGAATGTCGCGAGCCTTCAACGTTACCCCGATGTATTGGACAAAATTCAGTAAAGGCAAACTGGATGCAACGTCTGCCATCGCTGGCATGTCACGTCTGGTCAATCCTGACTGGTGGTTAAGTCAGTTGAAAGGCCAGCGTACCCGCTGGCGTGAGTCATTGCTGATCGCAATCGGCAAGGTTAACCGTGACGCGTCTCCCTATGCCAGTAAGCAGGCTATCCGTGAAGTTCGTTCCCGCCGCCTGTCGAATCTGGATTATCTAAAAAGTCGTGACCTGGAGAATGTCGAAACCGGCGAGCGCATCAGTTTGATCGACAAAGTCATGGCGAGTATTTCAAACCCTGAAATCCGCCGTATGGAGCTGATGAGCACTATCGCCGGCACCGAAAAATATGCTGCCGAGAATGGTGACGTTGGGATGTTTCTGACCATCACCACCCCTTCTAAATTTCACCCGACCCGCATGGTTGGTAAAGGTGATAACAAGCGCGTTCAACGAAATCATTCCTGGGACAAAGAGGCCTACACGCCGAAAGATGCACAGCGTTATCTTTGTGGGATCTGGAGCAAAATGCGCACCGCGTTTAAAGACAGTGGCCTATCAGTTTATGGGATGCGCGTAGTTGAGCCTCACCACGACGCGACTCCGCACTGGCATATGATGTTATTCACCAAGCCTGTCATGCGTAAGTCGGTGATCGATATCATGCGCAAATACGCCATGAAAGAAGACGGTGACGAGCGCGGCGCAGCAAAGAACCGCTTTGACTGTAAGCACCTGAACCGAGGCGGTGCTGCTGGCTACATCGCTAAATACATCGCGAAGAATATCGACGGTTACGCACTGGAAGGCGAACGCGACCACGAGACCGGCGAGCTTCTGACGGATTCCGCTGCTGCTGTTACTGCCTGGGCTGCAACATGGCGTATCCCTCAATTCCATCCCATCGGCCTGCCTACTATGGGTTCATACCGTGAGTGCCGCCGCATCCGTTCCATCAGTCTGACTGAAACCTTTGACGAAGAAGTGGAAGCCGTTCGCGCTGCTGCTGATGCCGGTGACTTTATGGCGTACATGACTGCCCAGGGCGGCGCTAATGTACCGCGTGACAATCAGACGGTGCGCGTAGCACGTCGCGTTGCCAATGAGCTGAACGCCTACGATGAAGAAGTGAAAAAAGTTGTGGGCATTTTCGCGCCCCACCTCGGCGAATCACATGTATATGAAACGCGCACAACTCAATGGCGCATCGTTGCTTCTGCCGTTGATTCTGAGGTTTTGACCGCAAAAAGCGCCTCCGGCGCGCCTCGGAGTTCTGTCAATAACTGTGGGCAGACCAAGATAACCGATGTCCTTGCTCTATCTCAGAAGGCACCATTAGTAATAAATTTAGAAACTTTCAGTGATTTAAACTCAATTATTTCTGATTGTGTAAACTTAAAATTGAGTTATGAAGAAGAAAAGTAAATAAAAGACGATATCAGTTAAAATCTTCAGTTAATGAATTTAGACTTTAGGCACTCTATGGCATTTGATATTAAATACGGTGTTAGCTTTCATCGAGTCGAACTCAATGTACTTCAAAGAGATATTTCGTCACATAGTTGGGGGAATGCTCTTCTCATACGTCCTGGTTCAAAGAACTTGAGATAACTTATGACATTTTTGGAGCGATCAAACTGTACGTACGTACCCTTATCATTTTTACATCCGAGACTGATGGTTTCATTAGCCAACTACGCATTTGCCAAAATTTTAGTTAAATCTATAGAAAAAGATTGGCAACTTGCTATTTTTATAGAAATATCCTTACAGCATAGAGTACGAACGCAGTCAGTAGTCATAAAGGACAAATCGACATGCCCTTTGATAGAGATTCTTTCTCCCATTGATCTTGAGCTAAGGGTTTACTCTATCACTGCATAGATTTTTAATTATAAGTTGTGCGTCGGGCAAAGATCACCCAATAAGAATGACAATTCATCGCAAGTCCAAACTTCACACACAGATTTATTGCATTGATTTACAAGGAAATTTAAATGTTCACAAGAAGAATAATTAGCTTGAATGACCTGCTTTTAGATGTCGATAACTCCCGCTTTGCAGATTCGGTCGATAGTCAGCGGGAAGCGATAAAAGTGATGGTTGAGAGTCAAGGGCAGAAGATCATCAAACTAGCTAAAGATATTGCTGAGTTTGGAATTGACCCTTCAGAAAATTTAATAACTGTTTCAAGCGAGGAGAATGAAAACGATTTTATTGTCAAAGAAGGTAATAGGCGTATAACAGCTCTAAAACTAATTGAAAATCCATCTCTTGCACAAATCCCATCGGTTATTACAGCCTTCGAAAACATAAGAAAATCTAGAAAAGAAAGTATCAATGAAGTTAATTGTGTCGTATATGATAATGATGAGTTCTCTCACTGGATAAACTTAAAGCATACCGGCCAAAATGATGGTGCTGGCAGAGTAGGCTGGACAACACCTGAACAACTTAGGTATATGGCAAGAAATGGAAAGGAATCTTTCTCAAATCAACTTTATTCATTCATCGAACTATTCCCGGATTATTTTTCAAATATTATAAATAATAAGAAATACATTAGAATTACAAACTTAGATCGTCTAGTTAATGATCCTAACTTTAGAAAATGCCTAAATTTGACTGGCATTGAAGGGTTACTATATTGTTCGCAACCTCTTTCAAGATTTTTGGAACAGTATAATCGTGTGTTAGAGTCAATGATTATGGCAGAAGAAAATGGCCGAGCCATATTCACGGTTAATAGAATAAGAAGTAAAGAAGATAGATTAAATTTCATCTCTGAGCTTCAGTTAACTTCTGCTCAAAATCAGTTAGATACGGCATGGCGGTTATTGGAACCCCCTAAGTTAGATGAAATACCCCCTGAGAAGGAAACTGAAAGGAAGGAACCTAAAGAAGGTTCTCATACTGACAAAGATGATTCTGATGATACTGCCAAAGATGATGATGGCTATAATACAGGTGATGAACCTGATACTAAAGATGGTTCTGATACGACCGAAGAAGATGACAAAAGCAAAGGAAAAAAAAGCTCACCTACTAATAACAGTAGAAATATTCTTGTGCCAGTGAGCTTGAAATTGAAATTTGACAAGCAACATAAACGTTGTCATAAGATCTTCAATGAATTAAAGAAAATGACCCATGATGATTTCTCTAATTCAATATCTGTCATGCTCAGAGTATTCGTGGAGCTTTCACTTAACACTTATATTGAGGAGAATAAACTAAAATATTTCGATAAAAAAAATCCTAATAGAACCCCTGGATTGCATGACAAAGTTGTTCTGGCTTCCGATGATTTATTTAAAAAAAATCTATTAAGTGGACAAAAGAAAACTGCCATACTGGCCTACTCCAAACAATTTACTAGTGCAGGCGCCTCTCTGCAGCAATATGTACATAATCCCGAACTAATCCCAACTAGAGAGTTTGTTAATAATGAATGGGATAACTTTCAAAACTTGATGGAAGCGATCTGGGCTTAACCTATTGATTATAAATAGACTTTTTACATATAATGTGCTAATCTTTGATTAATGGTATTGAAATAGGAATTAACTAAAATGAGATTTTATACACCTTTAAGATACCCTGGTGGAAAAGGTAAACTATCGTATTATATTAAATCTCTCATTGAGGTTAATTCCATTTCTGATGGTTACTATGTTGAACCATATGCAGGAGGAGCTGCTATAGCTGTTGATTTACTTGTTAATGAATATGTTAGAAATATTCTTATCAATGATGCTGACGCAGCTGTTTATAGTTTCTGGGACTCTGTAGTTAATAACACGGATGGTCTATGCTCTCTGATTCAAGACTGCAACGTCGATATGGACAATTGGTACCAACAAAAGGAAGTCTTAAAAAACACCTCTGAATATGACTCTCTATCTATAGGATTTGCTACGTTTTTTTTGAACAGAACAAATCGTTCTGGCATTCTGAAAGCTGGAGTTATTGGGGGGAAAGCACAATCTGGTGAATGGAAAATGGATGCGAGATTTAACAAGGATGATCTAATTAGTCGAATTAGAAGAATTGCAGAATATAAAAACAGAATAAAAATTACCAATTTAGATGCTATAGAATTGATTGATAGCATTTCAGAACTTACTGCAGAAAATAAAAAGCTCCTAGTATATTTAGATCCTCCTTATTATGTTAAGGGCCAAGATTTGTATAGGAACTTCTATGAACATCATGACCATGTTCTTGTTAAAAACGCCTTAAGAAACTCTGGTATAAAGAAATGGTTAACGTCCTATGATAATGCGAAACAAATAAAAGAAATTTACTCTGAATTTAGGCAAACTGAGTATTCACTGAATTATACGGCTCAAAGTAAAAAAGTAGGTGAAGAGGTAATGATTTTTTCTAATGAAATTATCATCCCTAATGTTTTTATTGGCAAGGCGGCCTAGAACAGATACGATTGTGGTGTAGCCATGCCTATTTTAAAAAATAAGGACAATCAAAATGCCAATCATACCTGTTAATGATGAATTAACACGAGATATTAAAGCTCATAACTCTTTATTATCAGAGCAAGTTAAAATAATTGATAATTATATTGTTATCAATGTTGCCTATGAATACAACATTCCCCTTGAATCCTGTCAAACAGCAGAGCAAATGTTGAATTGGGTTTGGCATTTGACAGAAAAAACGTGGATAAATCCAGACATTTTAAGACGTTTCATAGAATTAGCATGCATTCAGACCGGTGTAAAGCATCGTTAATTAAGCTTATTCTTTTCATGTAATTACGTATCATAAAAATTCTTTTAGCCGTACATTAATGGGGCGGCTTTATTTCGTTAAATATAACTATGTCAACTTCAACAAGCTTGCTGGCAGTAACATTTATGCAAGACCAACGTCCTTCAGTTTTCATCCACTAAATGTCCGAATCACGATTAGTTCTCCAGGGAGGTCTATGCATGTATCAAGTGCATGATTTTGCATGATCTCGAAAGGATCAAAAAATATCTGTTTGTCCCTCTGGGTGGGCTTAGGGGTGTCATGCTACATGCATTAAAAACAGTGTGGCAAGTCAGAAGCGTGCAGGCGGGTAACATTGCGCGCGGAGTGCTACAAGGTAAACTGGGACAATTTACTACGTCTTGACGCGCTTTCTCTTTAGCTGCATATTTTGGTGTCGTTTATTGTAAATGTTCGAAGGACTGACATGAGGTTGGTTTAAAAATGGTAAGTGTGAAGCTTGCAGAGCATCTTTAAGATGTAAAACAGAGATGTTTGATTTGCAGGCTCTGTGCCTTCTATTTAATTCAAGGTTGCAAAACGAGATTGAGAATACCTATGGAACAAGTTACGTTTAAAGAATTTTTGGAGTCAATACCTCCTGGAGCAGAAGTTCAAGTAAATGAAATTGTGAAACCGGTGAATAGGAGTCTACGAATAGATTCTCCTCAACTTAATTTGTATTGCACTACTGAAGAATGTCAAGGTGTTAGATTCTTTAATGTCATAGGAGAAGCCTGGCTTTCCACAGAAGAAAATAATGACATTTTTTTAAAATTTATATGTAGAAACTGCAGAAAAAAAATAAAGACTTATTCATTGAGATTGTTATTTAATAAAGCAGATGGTTTTTGGTTAGCTAGAAAATATGGTGAAACTCCTGCTTTCGGCCCACCAATACCTCCTCAAGCATTCAAGTTGATAGGCGGGGAAAGAGAATTATTCTTAATGGGGCGTCGCAGTGAAACTCAAGGCATGGGAATAGGTTCATTTGTTTATTATCGTCGGGTCATTGAAAGTCAGAGAGTTAGAATATTTGATGAACTGATCAGGGTGATTTCGAAAATTAGCCCTGATGATGTTGTACTGTCTGACCTTGAATCTGCGAAGAAAGAAACCCAATTTACAAAAGCTGTCGAAACTATCAAACATGCTTTGCCGCAGTCTCTTAATATCAATGGATATAACCCGCTGATACTACTCCATTCTGCTTTAAGCGAGGGGGTACATGCCCATGATGATAGAGGATGTCTAGAATTAGCCAGCAGCGTGCGTACTGTACTTTTCGAGTTTGCAGATAGATTATCGCAAGCGCTTAAAGAAGAGGCTGAGCTAAACGCAGCAATAAACAAATTAATGAAAAAAAAACAAGCTAGCAAGCAAGGCTAGACCGAGATATAAAAATGCTTCCATTGTGGGGAGCTGTAACCGTAGCGACAATATCAAAAGTCTAGTAATTCAACATGTTATTTTGTTAGTTTAAGCCCCTTGCTACGGGGCTTTATATTATTGAAGGGGGGAAGTATGGACTATGATTTAGGGAAGTTTCTAACAACTAACGCGAGTGCTATCTTTGCGCTGATTGGTGTGTTGGGTGGTGGTTTATTATCATTTTTCGGCGCTTTACTTTTAAAGAAGCGAGAGTTTAACCTTACGGTTTTTGGAAAGATGCTGGATCGCCGTATAGCTGCACATGAAAGCGTTATTTCACTTGCGATTAAATTACGCGTGATGGTTCCATTAGGCGGTGTATCTTCAACAGGAGAAGTTCGACGTGCTCCCGAAATTATGATTTCTCGAAGTACTTTTGATGACTGGCTTGTTAACCTATGGCTTTCATACGATGCTAAAAGAGAGATTAACCTTGTCCAAGACTACTTTGTCACATTAGATAAGTATCTCGAAAATGTTCATTCTGATAAGTTTCTAGAGTTGGGTGAGTTAATCCGGGTAGACTTTATTAGCTTGTCCTCCTCATTAGAAAAGAAGGCATTTGCCTTCTTCCAGGTTGGTATCCGAAAGCTACAGCCAGATAATCTCGATAAGGGGCATAAATATCAACTCTCGGAGACAGAATCACGCTTGAGAGTAACTGCATTAGTTATGAATGAAGCAGCGTTTATACAAGCCCGAAATGCAAATAACTCTAACTAACAATTTATTAAATATTTTTCCGCTTTCACTCTAGGCTGGCTTTTTAATTTAGCTGCAACTAATTTCATGCAATGTCATATCAAGGCTAGCTTGCACAGTTTAATGATGAAAAACGATTCAAGCCATATATACACGGCTTGAATCCTTCTAATCTGGCGTAAGCTCATAAGTAGTAAACCTAATCACCTCCTCCCCAAGCCACGCATTTAACTCCTTAAACCGCTCCTGCAATGGTGTCAGCTCATTACGCACAAACACCTGTGACGCCTTCACTGAATCGCCAAATCCGCCGCTATTCTCAGGAATGATGCCCATCATCTGAGGTGGCACACGGTGCGCACACAGCAAATCGTTCTGGCTGGCTTTCTTGATATTAAAGAAATCGTCTTTGGTTGCGACTTCACTTAACGGCAGAATCTTGATCCCGTCTGGCTTGCCGTTTGGCGCGTACATGAACAGGTTGCGGAAGTTGCCCAGGCCTTTCGTATCGCGCATAGCTTTACGCATCTGCTCGATGTCCGAGCTGCTTTGCGCTGCGTCGGTCATGTACAGGATATATCCGGCGTGCGCGCCGTTCTGGTAATACTTACGGCGGAACAGCGTGGCAGCCTCATTTAGCCAGGCAGAGTTCAGGGCGCTGAGATATTCCGGCAGGCCGTATAGCTCCTGATTAATATCCGGCTCAATCAGATGAAAGACACTACCCGCCGCAAACTGATGGGCATCCTTCCACTGCTGCACAAACCAGTAAGTATCTGGCTCGACTCCGCGCCGCGCATATTTGGCGGGCACGGTTTTCATCACCACGGCGTCGCCGAGCTGGTTGCGGATCACTTCTAAAAACGCATTCCCGAATACCAGGTAATCCAGGGCAAACCGGCTGAATTCCTGCTGTGATAGTAACGGGTGCGGGACAAAGGTCGAGGCAAGAATATTCCGTTTCACATACAGCGATGAACTGTGATGCACCGCCGCCCGCAGTGTGCGGGCCAGTCCGTCAAAGCTGACCGGCGGCTCGTACCACTGGCCGTTCCCTGTGCATTCGATGTAATCCAGGATTTCACGGCGGTCTAAAACCGGCGTCGGGTCGCCAAAGCTGAACGCCTCCGCTCCACCGGTCTGCTGTGCGGTTGCTGTGATGGTAGTGGATGCCGCTTTGCGGAATTTGCGCTTACTCATAATTAATAAAACTCCAGGATGTTAGGGCTTTGGCCGCCGTTCGCGGCGGTCAGCGGTTCGTTGAGCAGTGCGTGCATGATTGCCCAGGCGACATCCGCGTGGCTGGCTTCCTCGCTCCGGCTGGCCTCGTAGGTGGAACGGCTGCCGCTGGCGGTCATGGTTTTACGGATTGCCATGAACGACGACGTAATGTCTTTGTGGTTGGTGTCGTATTCCAGGCGGCCGGACGTGATGGTGTCTTTGGCTTTCAATACCATTTTCGTTTTCGTTTCCGGGCTGTAGCGGATTTCCATCGCGGCGGGGAAAAACTGGCGGACAAGCTGGAACACGCCCTGGCCGATACCGGTGGCATCCACGCCGATATATTCCACGCAGTAGCGTTTTGTGAGTTCCTCAATACTTTTTGCCTGGGCGGCAAAGTCCATGCCCTTCCACTGGTGGCGTTCCAGCACGCGGAACTTGCCCCCGTCCACCAGCGGCGGAGCCACCACCGCGCAGCCTGCGCTGTCGCCGGTGTGCGACGGGTCGTAACCGATCCAGACGGCGCGATAGCCAAACGGACGCACGGCGAACGGGCTGAAATCCTGCCATGCCTCCGCACTTTCCACCATGCAGCGCTGCAGCTCGGCGAACGGGAATACCGACGTCTGATCGTCAACGAACTCACACATGAACAGGTTGCGGAAATCTTCCGCGCTGTTCTCCTGTTTCAGCGTGTCGATGTTGAACAGGTTGCAGCCACCGGCTAGGGCATCCTCAATGGTGACAATTTGCCGCCACTGGCCATCCTCACAAAGCCGCCCTTTTGCCAGGGTGTGATGGCCGATATCCAGCTCAATCCTGTCGTTTCGATCTTCCCGCCCCTTGTTGAACAGTTCGCCTGACCAGAACGGATACGCGCCGTGCGTCAGCGCAGACGGCGTAGAAAAATAGGTGGTGCGCAGATGTTCCTGCGAGGCCATGCCGCTGGCGACCTTGCGCAGCTTCTGGAAGTTGGGGATCCAAAAGATTTCGTCCACGTACAGGTCGCCGTTATGGCTTTGGGCGGTGTTGGAGTTGGTGCCTAAGAAAATCAGCTTTGCGCCGTTGTTGCCGATCACAATCGGGTCGCCGGTCAGCTCGACATCAACCTGACGGGCAAACTGAATGATGTATTCACGAAACACGTAAGCCTGGGTTTTACTGGCTGACAGGAAAATCTGGTTATGCCCGGTTGCCAGGGCGCGCAATAACGCCTCCCGTGCAAAGAAGAACGTTGCGCCGATCTGGCGAGATTTCAGGATGTCGCGGATCCGGTGTTTAAGTCCCGCGTCATACCACACGCGCTGGTACTGGAAGCACTGAGCCAGAAAAATATCCTCCAGTTTTTCCAGCGCTTCATCACTGAAATAGTTCTTAGTCGGCTTCTTACGCTCCCCTTTATTCCGGTTGGCGACGTTGGGATTTAAATCCACCTCGTTCCCGCTCTGACCGTAGCGGTTCACCCGTGCCAGGCGCTCCATTAACCGGCCTAACGCCTCCATTTCCTTGTAATCCGCATTCCCTTTGACGTCTTTGGTGGTGAGCTGGATCAGACGCGCTTCCAGGCTGGATTCCACGCGGGCAATGGGCGCGGCGTTGTCCCAGGCGTTGCGGGTTTTCCAGCTCTGCACCGTCGGTAACTTTTGGTTCAGCATCTCCGCAATCTGACGCACAGAAAACCCCTGCCAGTAAAGCAGAGCCGCCTGTCGCCGTGGGTCGCTGATAATGGTTGAGTTTGTCATTTTCATGACTGCCACGTTAACGGGCGGCACGCTGATTTTCCTGCTGCCCACGTTGTGCCATCGAGCATCAACCCGCATCGGCTGGCGGTGTCGGGCGTGTGTCTGGAAACTGGGATTTCTCAGCAGCACACACCGACTGGAGTCAGACACATGGCAACAAAAGCAAAGCGCTTTCGCATCTGTACCGAAGGGGCAACCACCGACGGGCGTGAAATCACTCGCGACTGGATTGAACAGATGGCGGCGACCTATGACCCGAAGGTCTACGGCGCACGCATCAACATGGAGCACATCAAGGGCTATTTCCCTGACGGTGCGTTTCGTATGTACGGCGACGTCACCGGCGTTTACGCCGAAGAAGTGGCAGACGGTGCCCTAAAAGGCAAGCTGGCACTGTATGCCGATATCGACCCGACGCCTGATTTAGTGTCAATGGTGAAAGCTCGCCAGAAGGTTTACACCTCCATCGAAGTGAACCCCTCGTTTTCCGATACTGGCAAAGCCTACCTGATCGGCCTGGCCGTGACCGACAGCCCCGCCAGCCTCGGCACTGAGTACCTGCAATTCAGCGCAAAGGCACAGCAAAACCCGCTGGCGAGCCGCAAACAGGATGCTGGAAACCTCTTTACCGCCGCCGAAGAAACGGCGTTTGAGTTTGTGGAAGACGCACCGGCCGCGCCGTCACTGTTCTCCCGCGTGAAACAGCTGCTTTCCAGTAAATCCACCTCGGATGATGCCCGTTTTAAAGACGTGCATGACGCCGTTGAGGTGGTGGTGGAACACGTCGAAACCGGCCTGAAAGCCAGCGATGAAAAGCTGTCCGTGCTGGAAAATACCGTGACAGAACGCCTGAACGCGCTGGAGCAAACCGCGAAAGATGACCGCGAACAATTCAGCGCGCTGAAAGGCAAGCTGGAGAAGTCCGCGCCGCAGAGCTACACGCAGCGCCCTGTTTCAAGCGGCGGCGGCAAGGGTGATGCAGCTAATTTCACAGACTGCTAAGTACAACGCTCGCGATTAACCCGTTAACAAATTTGGAAAAAACGCATGAAACAAACTACCCGTTTTCAATTTAACGCCTTCCTGTCCCGCATTGCCGAGCTGAACTCGGTGGACACCGGTGACCTGAATAAAAAATTCAGCGTAGAGCCGTCGGTGACGCAGACGCTGATGACCCGCGTGCAGGAATCCTCCGCGTTCCTCCAGATGATCAACATCGTGCCCGTGGATGAAATGAAGGGGGAAAAGGTCGGCGTGGGCGTGTCTGGTTCCATTGCCAGCACCGCAGACACCAGCGGCACCGGTGAACGCCAGACGGCTGACTTCAATACCCTGACCGCTGAGGGCTATGAGTGCCGCCAGACGAACTACGATTTCCATTTCCGCTACGCCACGCTTGATTTGTGGGCGCGCTATCAGGATTTCCAGGCGCGTTTACGTGACGCCATCGTGAAACGTCAGGCCCTGGACCGCATCACCATCGGCTTTAACGGCGTCAAGCGTGCGGCAACCTCAGACCGCGCTAAATACCCGCTGTTGCAGGACGTGAACGTGGGCTGGCTGCAAAAGTACCGCGACAATGCGCCGGAGCGCGTGATGAGCAAAATTCTCGGTGAGGATGATGCCGTGATTTCCGCGACCGTCCGCGTCGGTGCCGGGGGAGACTTTGAGAACCTGGACGCGCTGGTGATGGATGCCACCAACAACATGGTTGACCCGATTTATCAGGACGATACCGGCCTGGTGGTGATCTGCGGTCGTCAGCTGCTGGCAGACAAGTATTTCCCGCTGGTGAACAAGGCGCAGGAAAACACCGAAAGCCTGGCGGCGGATATGATTATCAGTCAGAAGCGCATCGGTAACCTACCGGCGGTGCGCGTGCCTGGCTTCCCTGCCAATGCGTTCATGATCACCCGCCTGGATAATCTGTCCATTTACTGGCAGGACGGCACGCACCGCCGCCACATCGAAGAAGTGCCGAAGCGTGACCGCATCGAAAACTACGAATCTATTAATGAGGATTTCGTGGTGGAAGACTATCGCGGCGGCTGCCTGGTTGAAAACATCCAGCTCGGCACCTTCAAAACCACCGCGCCTGAATCAGCTGAATAAAGGGGGACGTCATGATTAGCCCTTGCCGTCGCCACATGTTGCGACAGTCCGCCATCATCGCCGCACAGCAGGCCGCCGGTCAGTTGACTCATGCCACCGGCTACGAACTGCAAATGCAAAAGCTCAATGCGGATAAACAGGCACTGCATACGCTCCAGTCCTTTCAGGCGAAAGCGGAATTGAAACGCAAGCTGCTCCCTGAATACGCCCCGTGGGTGTCGGGCGTGCTGGCCGAAGGGAACGGCGCACAGGATGCCATCCTGATGACCGTCATGATCTGGCGGATTGACGCCGGTGACATTGCCGGTGCGCTCAATATTGCCCGCTACGCCTTTAAGCACCGGCTCGCGATGCCGTTCGGCACCCGCACGGCGGGATGTGCCTTCACGGAGGAAGTGATCGACCAGGCCGCCCGTGCCCGCGCTGCCGGTGAGGCTGTCAGCATTGAGCTGATGCTGGAGGTGCTGGAACTGACTGACAGCGAAGATATGCCCGATAAAGTCCGTGCGCAGTTGCACAAGATTATCGGCTATCTCTACCGCGACGGCGGCAAGGACACCTTAGCCCTGGAACGTCTGAAAAGTGCCCTCATTCTTGATGGCAAATCAGGCGTTAAAAAAGACATTGAGCGCCTGGAGTCTGCCATCAGAAAGGCGTCCGGCAGCTAAAAAGCATGCGCCCCGCGCAGGGCGGCACGCCAGCCGAGACCGGTCTTTGACCTTGTTCGACGCTGGCGTCCACCGCCCCCCATTCAGAGGTCACTATGTCCCTTGTTGTACCTGCACCAAAGCCGGACGCCGCGACGGAACCCGCGATTAAAAATACCCACTTTTGGCCTGATGTCGATCCGGTTGAGCTGCGCGACACGCTGCGACTGGAGGGCACCGTCACCGCGAAACGGCTGCGCACCGCCGCAAAGTTTGCCATGACCGAAGTGAACGCCGAGCTGTTCAGCTTTCGCGATGCGCAGATTGCCCAGGGGGTTACACGCCTGGCGGATGTTCCCGCCGATCAGATTGACGATGAAAGTGTGAAGGTTTGCGCCTATCAGCGTGCCGTGGCGTCTATCGCGGCGGCCTTCCTGGCGGAGCGTTACCCGAACAGTGATACCACCGACGCAGGCAGCAAAAAAGCCGAAATCGTGGAAAGCACGGTGGATGATTTATGGCGTGACGGGCGCAACGCCATCAGCGACGTCGCCGGTGTGTCTCACTGCATCATCGGGCTGCTCTGATGAAAGTCACTGCCGAACAGGGCGACACCGTGGATTCGCTCTGCTGGCGGTACTACGGGCGCACGGGATCGGTAGTTGAGCAAGTTTACGCGGCTAACGTGGGGTTAGCCGAACAGGGGGCGATTTTGCCCCATGGCTACGCGGTGGAACTGCCGGACATAAGCCTGTCCGCAGTCAGTGAAACCGTCTCACTTTGGGACTGATGACCATGGAGCGCATCACCTCGTTTATCTGTTACTGCGTCGCGGCCTTTCTTGCCTGGCTCGGCGCAATGTCACCGCAGGATATCGCTTTTCTGGTGGGGGCAGGCGTCGGCGTCGCGACTTTCCTGGTGAACTGGTACTACCGCCGCAAAACGTACCGCCTGCTGAAAACCATGGGCGTCAGGGGGGACATTAATGCAGCCATCAATCGTTAGACGCTGCGCCGTCGCCGCCGTCCTGGCGATTGCCGCGCTGCTGCCGCAAACGCCAACGTTGAAAACGTCCGCCGCCGGTCTGGCACTGATTGCCGATGCCGAAGGCTGCCGCCTGTCCGCCTATCAGTGCAGCGCGGGCGTCTGGACAAACGGCATCGGGCACACCGCAGGCGTGAGGCCGCAGACCCAAATCAGCGAACGTCAGGCCGCCGTGAATCTGGTGGAAGACGTGATGCGGGTCGAGAAAGGCATTGCGCGCTGTATGCCGGTTGCCATGCCGCAGCCGGTGTATGACGCCGTGGTGTCCTTTGCGTTCAATGTCGGCGTGACGGCGGCCTGCAAGTCTACTCTGGCCTTTTTTATCAGTAAGGGGGAATGGCGAAAAGCCTGCGAACAGTTGCCGCGCTGGGTGTTTGTGAACGGCGAGCGCGTCACCGGCCTGGAACGCCGCCGCGCGAATGAGCTGGCCTACTGCCTGCGGGGAGTCTGATGCGCATTTTAATTTTGTTACTGCTGGCAGCCTGCGCACTGGCGGGGCTGCAAACCTGGCGGATTGGTGGCCTGCATGATGAAGCCGACCAGGCGCAGCGCATTATCGGCACGCTGTCCGCCGGTATTGAAAGCCGCGACAACGCCATTAATCTCCTGAACGATGAGGCACTGAGGCGCGAACGCCAGGAACAAAGCCTGCGCATCCAGCTCTCACGGGCAGGTCAGCAGGCACGCGTCCGTGAAGTTCACCTTCAAAGGTTACTTAATGAAAATCAGGAAATGCGCGACTGGTATAGCGCTCGTCTGCCTGACGGTATTAGCCGGATGCACGCGCGTCCCGCCTTTGCCAGCGCCGCAGATTATTTACGTTGGCTGTCCGGCGGTCACGAGCTGCCCGATACCGGCAAGCGCACCGGTCACTAACGGCGACTTAAGCAGTGATGTCAGAAACCTGGAGGCCGCGCTGACGGCCTGCGGCCTCCAGGTGGAAGCGGTCAAACAATGCCAGGAGGAACACCGTGTTAAAACCCGCACAGCTTCGAAAAGCCTTAACTGACGCCGTGCCGGTGCTGCAAACCAGCCCCGACACCCTGCGGATGTTTGTGGATAATGGTCGCATCGTTTCCACGTTAGCCAGCTCGCTGTCGTTTGAATACCAGTATCAGACCGAGCTGCTGATCACCAACTTTGCCCAGGACTGCGATCTGATTATTGTGCCGATCCTGGCGTGGTTGCGTGAGAATCAGCCGGACATCATGGCGACACCGGAAAAGCAGCAGACCGGCTTTAAATTTAAGGCCGATATGCTGGATGATGGTTCCTACGATATCGCGATTGATGTGCAGCTCACCGAGCGGGTGATCGTGAAACAGATTGATGCCGGTCTGTACGTGGAGCATTTTCCGGAACCTCCGCTGCCTGAACCGGTAGAAAGGCCGCGTGAACTGTATCTGCACGGCGAGTTAGTGAGTCAGTGGAATGAGTGAGCTGACTGCGTTTGATACCCGCCTGGCGGGGCTGATTGCCGCGCTGTCACCGCAAAGCCGGAAGGCGATGGCGGCGACCATTGCGAAGCGTCTGCGCAAACATCAGCAGCAGCGCATTAAGCAGCAGGTTACGCCGGAAGGGCAGCCGTTCACCCCGCGACGCCCGCAGCCTTTGCGGGCAAAGAAAGGCCGCATTAAGCGAGAAATGTTTGCCAAACTGCGCACGGCAAAATACATGAAGGCCAAAGGCACCGCTGACGACGCGGTGGTGGAATTCACCGGCCAGGTTCAGCGCATGGCGAAGGTGCATCAGTACGGGCTGCGGGATCGCCCGTCGGTCAGGGCGGATGAAGTGCGGTATCCTGCGCGCCCGCTTTTAGGGCTGGACGCGGAGGATTTAAAAATTGTGGAAGAGGAACTACTTCATTTACTTCATCCTTGAGATATAGTTGTCCATCATC